CGTCTACCATCAGGTCGCATATCAATTCGGGGAGAGCCTAATTGCCAAGTAACTCCTGCGGCGCTAGACTCTATTTTCATAGCCATTTGACGGCCTCGTACGCGAGTATACACCTCTCCTGTAAATTGCTCTACGGGCGCTGTAGCTGTTCTAGTAACAGCCGCAGAGTTTGCTCCACCCTCAGATAGCGGATTATTGTACCCAGAACCAGAGTTAGCCAGTGGTAGTAAAGACATTGTGGCACTAGGAGAGTTTACCGTAGACCCGTCAAAGCTAATATCAGGCAATACCCGCCAAACAAACATAAACTGATGTCCATCATCAAGGTCAAACTGAGCAGACTCTATAAAGGCAGCTATGGGCGCTGTAGTGCCTGTCTCATTGTCGTCAACGCCTTCTTCGTGGTCAACTAGATTAAAGTTGTAAGTAGCTGCTAGGGGGTTGTTTCTAAGCCCTGAGTCTAACCAAGCAGAACGAGACAGAGTACCGTAGTACCAAACATCTTCTAAGTAATTATACACCACATACTTGTTTGCTACTGTAGAACTACCAGAGCAATAAAACCACCATACTTCATGGTATGACTCTATTGTGCCAGCAAATACCTGCGGGTACTGAGTAGTGTTAAAATCGTTAAATATGAACTTACGCAGGTCACATCGTAGGGGTTTAGTACGTCCATCGTACATGTAGAATTTGTCTTTACCCATCCAGTAAGCTACACCGTTTGCATAAGCTACAGCGTTCTGAGAGGCTATAGATATGTTCTCACCTACTAACTGTGCAGTCCACACGGCAGGAGCACCTACATACTGTAATGCGTACAGAGCAGAGTCCGTCCATACTAGTACTTCTTGGCGCGACTGTTTAGCAGCAATGATGTTAGTGCCGTTGGACAGTATTAAATCACCTGCTTGGTTAGTAGCAGAGGGTGTCCAGTTTGTAGCGTCTTCTTGGTCTGACCATCGTATAAGCATGGTGTTTAAAGTAGATGACCCTAACTCGTTACAGCCAAAGCAGAAAACAAAACGACTTATGTCCGATACTAGTGTTAAGTTTTGGATAGTAGGTACGTTAGATGCTCCTGATACAGAAGACAGAGCTACACCACGTACAAATAGGCTGTTGGTTACGGACGCATCCCAGTAAAATAACTTGCCTCCACGAGGGCCAAATACAAGGTCTTCACCAAAGTTAGCTTGACTCCACTGACGTACTTCTTCTACTGACTCAGCGCCTATGCCCCAAGCTCCAAAACTCCAAGAAGATGCACCCCAGCCTGTTAAAGGAATAGCGAACGCAGGGCCAACATTTATCTGATATGCCGCAGTGACTGAGCTACCACCACCTGTAGCCCCGCTTGAAGCAGTTGAACCCGCAACGATGGTATAAGATGTTGCACTAGCAAAGTCTATAATCTGAAACTCAGCATTTAAATCTAACCCACCTACATCAGAACCGCCGCTAAAAGTAACAAAGTCACCTACTGTATATCCTCCAGTAGTATCAGTGACAACGACATTAGCTGAACCACTAGTAGTAACAAACGGGTTACTGCCAAGCGTAGCTGCTGGCTTGCGTAAAGGTGTTATGTCGTAGTAACCACCACCGTTCTCAAGATAAAACTTGAGGTTTGTGCCTAGTCCTACTAGGTTCTGACTGCTTAGAGTTACCCAGTTCCAAATAGATCGACATACCCCTAAGAATGTATTATCAGAGATACGCTGCCACCCACCAATCTTTTCCGGCGTACCTTGGCGAAACCGTACCTTGTCACACTCGTACCACCCGCCTTCACTTGTATACCTAGTGTTCTCTCGGTTAACGCCTGCTTTTAGCTTTAATTTTTTAAGGGGCATGATTATTTCCTAGTAGCACCAGCACATAGCTGGAGTCTTACGAGTGTCAACGTGTACGAAGGTTTTTGCAACCCCTACGGACATCCCCAAGGCTGAAGCGTGTTTAACTATAGCCATGCGTTGTGCGCCTCCAGAGACTTTTATGTCAGCGGCAATCCCCTGTGCATGGGTACCCGGATTTTGTTTAGCTTTTTCTATGCTATGGTCTTTACTTCTGTAGCCGCTAGTGACCGTAAATGGGAAGTCACATACCTCACGTAAATGCTCTAATACTTTAAGGAACCCAGTATCCATAGCGTTTTCGCCAGTTTCTTGGCAATCAAACTCTTCTATTTTAAAGTACTTCATAAGACTCCAAATAATTTTAACGCTAGATATAGGCCAAAAGGCAGTATAACTAGTCCTCCTGTACCCCAGAGCAATACAGTCCAAAAAAGTGCTATGTTAGATGCTCTCTTGTGCTTGCGAACGCGCTCTTCTTTATCCCTAGCTCGCTTGCACTCAGACTGAAATTGTAGCCAGTCTTTGTACATGTCTGCTCGCCCTGCATAGATCATATACTCTTTGAGCCATTCCTCCTGCTCTTTGATCTTTTCAAGCTCCATAAAGCACTGGAGTTCTTCTTTACCCCCACCCTTCTGAGCTTTCTTAACAATAACTGACTTGTTGTCAAAATACTGAGTGGCTTGAGCCGACACATCGTATAGTTCTTTGCCGTTTGATAATGCGCTTTTTATAATGTTAAACGCAGCATTAGCCGCTGCTATCTCGGCTAACATTACTTTTCCCTCTGAACGCCTTTAGACTTCTCAAAACTTCTCATGGCCCCCATACCCAACATCCCCATTAGGACTGGCGTTAGTAACGAACTGTCAACTTCTGGAACAGATAGCCAGATGCTTAATACAGGAGATAGTATCGTATTGTAAAGTAACGCCAGACAACAGCACCACCCAACTGCGGGTCGCCATCCCGAAACGAACAGGGATGGATTTGCGGCTTCGATCTTAGCAATCTCTAATTGAGCCAAGGCATTTTCACTAGCGGCTTTATCTGCCATTGTAGAAATCTCGTGCGCTAGAGCATTCTTCTGATCTTTATCTTCAATAAACTTATCTAAAAGCCCTGTAACTGGGCCGATAAGACTGGATAGGATAGCCATCTATAACCTCTCTACAATAAACAACCCAATGATTAAAGGGTAGATGCCCCATAGCATAAGCTCAGACCTTTTAAACCTGTCGCTACCCGCATCTAATCGTTTTTCTATATTTGCATACCTTACTGTGCATTCTCTTTCATGAGCTTCAAGTTTTAGTAATGCTTCTTTTACCGTTGCCATTGTGAAGCCTTTAATCGTGTACTGGAACTTTTTTAGGGTTAACATACTTAGGAACACAATAAGCCATTACGGGCGTATGGTATTTCTGATGTGTTCCTTGAACAGTTAACTCTTCTGCAAAATGCCTACATCTAGTCAAACTAAACCAATAGGATGTGGCCTTCGGGTCTATGTCACCGTTTACAGTAACTACCAACATAAAGGCCAGAACCATTAGCTTGCGGTGTAGCCGTTGCCTGCTGTAATAGCTGCGTTAGTTGCAGTCATGCTCTCACTGCCCCAATCTTCTTTAGCTACCATCAACTCAAGGTGCTGAGTGTTACGATCTACACAGCCTTGGCGGTCTGCGGCATCATCGTCAGCCATGCAGTTGCCTGCGATAACGTCTGTGATTAAAGATACGCTGTCGCCCATTGCTGAGTAGTCTTGTGCTAGTTCTTCTGTTGTTCTTGCCATGATTATTATCCTTCTAGAGTTGTGATTCGTGCGGTAAGTGCCTCAATCAAGGCGTTTTGTTCTTGGATAGCTTTGACGAGGATGGGTATAAACTTGCTATACTGTAGACCCATCTGCTTGTCATCGCCAGAGCAGCTAGAAACTAGGTTAGTGCTATTGTTTTTGTTGTATCCTGCTGCTTGTTCTAATGCTTCTACTTCTTGCGCCTTAAAACCAATATCTAACCAATCTTCTTTGTGAGTTCCGTCTGGAGTCTGTGCGGATAGGTCATAATCATCAGCATTCTTGTCGCCATACTTGCTACGCTTGTCCCACTTGTAGGTTAAAGGCGATAAAGCTTTTACAAAGTCTAAGCCAAGGTCTAGGGCTGTGAAGTCTGTTTTGTCTCTTGCATCGGACGCTATTGTCCAATCTATTTGAATATGTGCCGCAGTGTGATCATCATTACCAAAACCAATTATATTACTCTGTGTTGTAATCGCTCCCCCCGGTCTGCCAGTATTTAACGCATTAGCACCAATGGCAATGTTGTTAGACCCTGACGTAATAGATGTCCCTGCCGCATATCCTAATACAGCATTCGCGGAAGCGGCTCCTGTTAGGTTGTTTAATGTTGCGTACCCAAAACCCGTGTTAATAGTTCCTGTAGTAAAAGAATCGCCTGAAAAAGAACCTACTAATGTATTAGCTGTTCCTGTGGTTATTGATTCACCTGCGCCATAGCCCATTGCTACGTTGTAGGTATCAACGGCAGAAGCGGGGTTCATTGCTTGCAAAGCGGCCCTGCCGATTGCTACGTTCCTGCTACCTAACACGTTTGCGCTTAACGTATCAAAACCCAAAGCAGTGTTACGACTAGCGGTAGTTTGTGCATCACAGGAGTTTAACCCTATAGCTACATTTTCAGAGCCTGTGGTGTTTAGCACTAAAGCATCTCTACCGACTGCGGTGTTGTTTGAAGCGGTAGTGTTTGAGCCTAATGCTCTTGAACCAAGTGCTGTATTGTTAGCTCCAGTAGTATTTGCAGCTAACGATTGTTTACCCGAAGCTGTGTTTTCTGCACCTGTGGTGTTTGCGGCTAAAGAATCATTACCGACTGCTGTGTTGTTACTTGCGGTTGTGTTATTTATAAGTGCTTGAGTACCAACAGCAGTGTTGTTACTGCTTGTTGTATTTGCCTGTAAAGCATCCATTCCAATAGCTACGTTATTATTTCCAGTTGTATTACTGTCTAAACTGTCTTTACCCACCGCTACGTTACTAGTGCCTGTGGTGTTTTTAAATAATGAGTT